TAACTAATTTCTCGTTTGCATCCATAATCTTCTGCATATCCTCAACGGAGATTTCTTTTTCCAAAGGCTCAAAGAAATAAACTTTCTCGTCCTCTGTCTGGAAATACTCTTTCGTTACTTTGATGACTTTCATATTTCACTCCTTAAATATACTACATTTCGGGTTAAAAAGCAAGTGATTTTAACCGATTTCTTTTGATTTTGTTGGATTTTCATAAGCAGTTAAAACCTCCTTTTGTTTGCCCCTTAGAGTCTGGTCAGCTCTAGGGGGTTTTTTTATTCTCTCCAAGAACTCATTGTATTCTCATAATATTTCTTAAATCTCTTTTCAAATTTCTTTAAGTTTTTTTTATCCTCTATTAGTGGTTTTTCATCATACTCTTCTATAAACCTCTTTATTAGCATAAGTATAACCTTATCAAATTCCCATATCTTGCCTGTTCTTTCTTCAAGTATATCCATTATAGTTACATAATCTTTTGGATTAACTAAACAAGTTGCTCTTATTAGCTGGAATGGATTATATCTCCACCTACTTTGTGGATATAACTTTTCTAGCTTTTTTTTAGTAAACCTATCTTCTTGTACTAATAAATGTGCTTTCCTAATAACCTCTCTAACATTTTTTAAGAAGATTCCTGCCTTATTAAACCTTTCTAGTCTTCCTTTTGGTAAGTATGTACTATGTCCTATTTTTATCATGAGATTTTCCTTTACATTATCAGAGTTTTAGGTTATCTATATAAGATACTTCAAAAGTTTAACAATGTAAAGGGGAAAATATATGAAAAAATACAAATTAAGTACAAATGGTAGTGGTGAATTAAAGATTAAATTAGCTCATTATTTAAATCTTGGTTTAAGCATTGAAGATGCATGTAAATTGACTAATTGTAAAAAAGATAAATTAGAGGAATTAAGAATTGATCCAGAATTTGAGGATTTTATTCAAGGTTGTGGATTAAAAAATAAAGAAGAGTATCTTCAATCAATAAAAGATGCTGCTCAGGGGGGATACTGGCAGGCGGCATCTTGGTTTCTTGAAAGAAAATATCCTGAAGAATTTGGTAAGAAAGATATTATAAGACATGAGTATGAAATAAAAATTAAAACATTTCAAAAAATACTTATTGATATTATAAATCAAGAATCTCCTGATATTAGAGCAAGATTATTAAAAAGAATTAGAGATTATAAATATGATGGAAGTTTGACTATGGATAATTCTTTTCAACCAAAACAATTGTCCAAAATGGAAATAGATATTGATAAGGATTAGTTTATGCTTATAGATTTAAAGAATGTTTAAGTATAGAAAGGATGAATGTAAATGGAAACTATTGTTTTGAAAACTGTATTTTTATACCCAAGAATGAACAATATAAAAATAGAAGAAAAAGAGCAGCTTAATTGAGGGGGGGTGATTGTTATTCGTCATTTAGAGTCAGATATGAAAAGCTTTATTAATGTTGAAATGGCTTCTATTGCAGATGAAATAGACTATGATCCGGTTTCTTTATTACCTAAAAGAAGTGAAAAATTTGTTCAGATGTTTTTAAAAGATGATCAAGGAAATATTGTAGTTAATGAAGAAATACATGATATAATGCATAGATTTATAAGGATAGCACAAAGAAATGGAAAAAATAGAATTTTAATACTAGGAGCATTTTCTCATGGAAAAACTGAACAAATATGCATTGGTTATGTTCTTGAACAAATAGCAAAGAATCCAAATATTTTTGTTAAGATTGTACACATTAGTGATAAGGAAGCAGTAAATAGAGTAAGAGCAATTGCTGAATATATTAAAAATGATAAAGATTATAAAGAATTATGTCCTAATGTAAAACCCACATCTATTTGGGGACAAGAGAAGTTTATAGTAAGAAGAAAAACAATATCACAAAATCCTACTGTAGCTGCATATGGTGTTTTAGCATCAGGTTTAGGTGGTAGAGCACATTTAATTATATTTGATGATATTAATGATTTAAAGTCTGCTGTATTAGAACCAACTACAAGAGAAAATGTAGAACAGATGATTAGAACTACTTGGGGTACTCGTTTAATACCAGGACATTCTTTAGGCATTGTATTAATGAATAGGTGGCATGAAAATGATTTTGCTTCTTATGCTATAAATAATCCTCAATGGGCATGGATGAGCATTGAGATAGCAGAAAATAAAGAACATTTAATTTATAAAGACTCTTTTGGTAGAAATAAAAATTTACCATTATGGAGTAGATTCACAAAAGAACAATTAACTGGTAAGCATATTGAAATGGGTGATAGGGATTATAAGAGGGGTTTTGAATTAAAACCTTATTCTGATTCAGATAAAACCTTCCCAAATTTTGAATCTTGCTGTAGATATGGAATAAGACCAGAATTGATACTTGGTGATTATAGGGATTGGATATTTGTTGGTGGAATAGATTTTGCTGGAACTAAAAGGCCAGGAACTATTTTAACTATAGTAGGAATGAATAAAGTAACAGGAGTTAAAATGCCTGTTAAAACTTTTTCTTTTACCCATTCATCAGAATTAGCTAATTCCATTGTTGAAAATTGGAAAGAATTTGGTTGTGAATTTATTGCAGAGAATAATGCTGTTCAGGAAGCTTTAATTGATTTACTTCAATCTACCTTGGATACTGGGAAATATGCAAGGTACAATATTAAATTAGAGGGGTTTAATACAGGAAAAAATAAAGCTGATCCTAATCTTGGATTACCTTCTGTTAATAAAGAAATGGAAAATGGCAATTGGCTTTTTTGTTTTCCTAAAAAATATGGTCCTGAAGATAATATTGGTGAAAAGGATATGTGGTATCGTATGTATCAGGAAATGAAACATGCTCCATTTTATGTTACTTCAGATGTACTCATGAGTATTTGGTTTGCGAGTGAAGGATTAAAAAGGTATCAACGTAAAGAAACTAGTAGTTGGATACATTAATTTGAAATCTGACATAAATTTTTCCTAATGTTATTATAATGTCTGAATTTTAAAAATAGAAAGGACATTGTAATGGCTAGAAAAATTAGGTTATCAAGAGGTAAGGTTGCAATAGTTGACAATTTTGATTATTTGTGGTTAGGTGATTACAAATGGAGTTTTGTTGGGGGTTATGCTGTAAGAGTATTATTCATAAGAAGAGGAGGGATACATAAAAGAAAATGGATTAAATTGTAGATTAAATTTTGCATAAGACTTTTCCTATTAGGAATTGAATTGCAAGGGAGAACAGATGAGATTGGGGCCATTTGAAATTAGTTTAAATTTTGGTAATAAGTCATATAGACAATTAGTACAAATGATAGAAAGAGAAAAGAAATCAAGTGCTGAAGATCCAAAAACAAGTCCTAAAAGACAATTAGCTGAATATAGATCATGGCAATATTCAGCAGTAAGTTTAATTTCTGATAGGATTTCAACATTACCTTATAAATTTTATAGAAAAGATACAGATATAGAAATAACCTCAAATAATCATGCCTACAAGATATTTACAAAACCTTTTTTTCAACCAAATCCATTAATGTCATTTAGATTTATAAAGGCATGGTGTCAAGTTCAATTAGATATGTGTGGTATGTCCTGTATTTATAAAGCCAGAAATGCTTTAGGCCAAATATGGGAACTTTGGCCTTTAAATATGAATGATTTTATGGGGTGTTTTGATAAAAAAGGTATGCCCATTGAACTTATTACTGATGTTTTACCTTCTGATGTTATTTATATGTTTCTAATAGGAGGAAAACAATATAGTTTTTCTAATTTTGAATTAGTTATATTAAATTATCCTCATCCATATAGACCTTATTATGGTGCTTCTCCAATTCAGGCACAAGCTTATTCAATTGATACTCAAAGATATATTGAAATATATGAAAGAGATTTTTTTGCTAATTCTGCTAGAGTTGATATGGTTTTAAAGACTGAACAAGAAGTAAGTGATGATAAGGCAGATGAAATTAAAGCAAGATGGAGAGATAAATTTTCTTATGGTTCTGGTGGTAGATTTCATGATATTACTGTTTTAAGTTCTGGTTTAGAACCTGTTCCATTAAAATATACAAATAAAGATTTTGAATTTATGCATTTAGCTGGATGGACTAAGGATATGGTTCTTGGTGCTTATAGAATAAATCCTGCTAAATTAGGAAATACTGAAAAAACTAATAGGTCTGCTGGTGTTCAAGTTGATATTGATTTTAATAGAGATTGTATTCAACCTAGAATAATGCAATGGGATGAGGAATTAAATAAAGAAATTTTATCTGAATTTGATTCAAGGGTTCAAATTCAACATGAGAATCCTATTCCAAGAGATAGACTAATTGAAATGCAAGAAGGAAGGGTATTTTTAGCCGGTAATCCTTCCTTAACTCCTGATGAATTTAGACATATGAAATTTAATCTTCCTGCTACAGATGGTGGTGATGAATTAATAGTTTCTTCAACAATGATCCCAATATCAATGTTAAAACCAATGTGGAAAGCTAGAATTAAACAAATGAATACCCCTAAACCAAATTCACAATCTCAAACTGATCCTACTAGACATGATGAAGATGAACCACATTTAAGACCAGATGGAGGAGATAATAGAGATGATAATCCTACACCTAGTAGAAGTTTAGAGGATTATTTAAAGAAATATTGGAAAGATAGTTTTGAAGAAAATATAATGTTATTTTTTACTGAAGATACAACTATTTTATTTTTTAAAGCTTCTATAAGAACAGTAGTTGCAATGGTTAATAAACAATCTGGAGTTATTTTAGAAGAGGATGATTGGATTGACAATTATTCTGAAAAAATTTCTAAAGAATTTTATAATACTTTATGGAAAGAAGCAGAAACAAAGAATATATCTTTTGAAGAAAATGATGATAAAGAAAATTATATTAAAAATCAACTTGATACAAATCCCAGACTTGCAAAAATTTGCAATTCTACCCTAAGATCGTGTATAAATTATGTAAGGTTTAAATACCTTGATCAGTTTGGATTGAATAAGGTTTGGTTAGTAAATTCTAATATTTGTGGTCATCGTGGTAGGTTATTAAGTTTTATGGTTAATGATAAATTTAAAATTGGTGATTCTGAAATTAGATTTCCAGGAGAATCTTTTAACTTAAATTGCGACTGTTTTATATCTTGTGAGAATACCTCAAAAAAATTGAATTGGTTAATTGGGGATAAGAGAAATGAGTAAAGTTCATGGATTAACAAAACATGGGGAATCTAAAACCAGATTTTATAATATATGGGCTGGTATAAAACAAAGATGTAAAAATATTAGGTGTAAATATTATAAATATTATGGTGGTAGAGGAATAATATATGATTTAAGGTGGGAAAACTATGAAAAGTTTAAAGAAGATATGTATTTTAAATATATTTATGCAATAAAACAATTAGGGATAAAAGAACCCACTATTGAAAGAGAGGATAATAATAAGGGATACTTTTTTGATAATTGTATTTTTATTCCTAGAAAAGAACAATTAAAAAATCAACAAAAAAATAAATGGTTTAAGGGAATATCTCCAAATGGAAATATTTTTGTTAGTAAAAATCAAAATGAATTTGCTAGAGTATATGGTTTACAGGCTACAAATATATGTGGGTGTTTAAAAGAAAGGGTTAAGTCTCATAAAGGATGGAAATTTCAATATATTTAATTAGGGGGATATATGAATGAACAATCCAATTTTAAGAACAACACAAATTAATGTTTATGATTGTGTTCATCCTCTTATGAATGATCCAAAAGAGATGAGTATTTTTTTATCTAAACTTGTTGAATTTATTGGTATGACTATTATTCCTGAAGAATTAATAGGTCAGAAGAATCCACACTCATTTCCCTATAAACCAGAATCCAAACCTGTTGAAGATCATGGGATATCTGGTTCTGTTATATTAGTTGAATCACATGTGGCTGCACACTCTTGGTGCAAGAATAATTTTTTAAATGTTGTTATAACAAGTTGTAAAGATTATGATGCTGCAATTACCTCAATGTGGGTTACAAGGTATTGTGAGGCAAATATGTTTCAATATGATTCATTAAAATTTTAAGGAGAGAATAGAATGGCATATTCCATTGAAATAAATGGGTTACAATTTAAAAATGCAGAAGGAAAGAATATAATTGGTTCTGACTTCAAAGTTGAAATTAAAGAACTGGATGAACTTAATAGAACATTTTGGGCAATTGCTTCAGAAGAATCACCAGATAGGGATAAAGATATTATTAGGGTTGAGGGATGGAATTTAAAGAATTATAAAAATGCACCAAGAGGACTTTGGATGCATAACTATTTTGAGTTTGCTATTTTTAGATCAGAAAAAATAAAGATTGATAAAAATACCAAACAATTACTCTTTAAACCTAAATTTGATGATTCTCATGATAGAGCTAGAATTGCATGGAATCAATATAAAAATGGGTTTCTTGATGATTTTAGTGTTGGTTTTATTCCTGGTCAATTTGCTTGGAATGATGAAAATGATATGTGGAGTGGTGGGAGAGATTTTACAAAAGGACATGAATTACTTGAAATATCAGGTGTTACTGTTCCTGCTCATCCTAATGCACAAATGTTAAGATCAATTGGTTTAATTCCAGAAGATCAGATTAGTTTAATGACATTGGGTTTTAAAAGTGATTTTATGTTTGATAAAGATACTAATTCTTATTGGTATCCCATTCTTTTGGATATGAATGCTTATAAAAAACCCAAACAGGTTAAATTAGGAAAAGGTCTTACAGTAGTTAAAGCATTTTCCAGGTTTGATACTGAAAAGGAAATGGTTGTTGGTTATTGGTTTGATAAAGATAATTTTAATAATGAAAAGGCTATTACTGAATGGGTTGATTCTCAGTTGTTAGTAAAACCTACCAAAAAGTTTTATCAAATTGGATTTAGTGAAGACAAAACTGAATTAGATATTAATATAATTAATGAAGAAGTTAATATTATTTTTACTAATCCATCTGTTAAAAATATTCCCATTGAAGAATCTAATTATGATTTTGATGCTGAGGAAGAGAATAAAGATTTATCTACAGGTGATGTTCCAGAACCAATGTTGAGTAATGAATATTGTATTTGTGAATTATTTGAATCTAATGAGGAAGATGCTGAAAAATGTAAAGGTTGTGGTGGTAGAAAACCTAAAGCTGCTGATCCTGTTGTTGTTCCTGATGAAGAAGATGATAAATCACTTGAAAATGTTCTAATTGATGAAAAGATAGTTGATAATAATCCTATAGAAAAAAGTATTGAAGAAATTTTGCAGAAATTTGACAAGTCTTATGAAGATAGGGTAAAGGATATAGTAACAGAACTTGATGTTGTTAAAACTGAATTGGCAGAAATTAAAAGGTTAATGTTGGAAATGGTAGAAACCAATAAAAAAGATTTGGAAGAACCTTCTGATGATCAATTATTGGATTTAGGTGAATTGAATTTATCTTTGGTTCCATCCCCTGTTTCCAAAGATGAAGATGATTCTGATAAAATTCAAATTGATTCAGAAACTTTCAAACACTTATCTAAAGATGCTGTTATAAATGCAATTAGTGAAATGTTTAAACAAGTATTTGAACAAGAGAAAAATAAAATTAGTGGTAAACTTGAGGATTAATCAAAACCATTTTTGGAGGTAAATAAATGAAACTTACACCTGATGAACTTAATAAAATGCTTAATGATCAGATTAAAACTGTAATCTCTAGTGATGAAGTTACTGATCAGTTTAAATCAATTGCTCAAAATATCTTGAAAGACCTTCAAAGTTCTATTTTGAAACCTAATGATTCTTTCAAGCTTTCTTCTGATGAAATTAGGTCTTTGTATCCTTTTGCAAAAGTAGATTCTGGTTATTTGACTACTGCAAAAGGTTCTGTTATCAACCTTAAGAGTAAATCCAAACCTTGGATTGTTCTTTCAAGTGAAATGCAACAATGGGCTAAAGATTTTTCTTATTATTTAAAAAGTGGTAATGTATCAAAACTATTATCTGAAAATGTTGATACTGCTGGTGGTTATACTGTACCGGAAGAATTTAATGCAATGATGATAATGTATGATACAGAACCAACCGGTGTTTGGCCTAGAGCTACTGTTTGGCCTATGAAGGGTGAAAAACTTTCTTTTCCTAAACTTCTTCAAAATCCTGATGTAGATGATGGTAGTTTTGATCATTTTGCAGGAGTTAGTTTTGCCTGGACTGAAGAAGGTGGACAAAAAGCAGAAACTCAACCTGAATTTGGTTTGGTTGAAATGATTGTTCATGAGCTTTCTGGTTATACTGAAGTCACTAATATTCTTTTAGATGATTCTGTATTAAATCTCATGAATTATCTTACCAACATTTTTAGGTCTGCCTGGTATTGGATTACTGATAAGAGTTTTCTTGATGGTACTGGTGGAAAAAAACCCCTTGGTATTATCAATGATCCACAAGTATTAACAATTCAGAGAGGTTCTGCATTAGATGTTACAGTAGATGATCTTTTAAATATGGATGCTAAACTTCCTGCTGTATTTGATCAAAGTGCTGTTTGGATGTATTCTAAAAAGGTTAGGGCTAAAATTAGAGGACAAAAAGTGACTAATTCTTCTAAAGAATTGGTTTTGCAAGAAACTTATTCTGATTTAGCTCAAGGTTATATTTCTACTATTCTTGGTAGACCTGCTATTCTTATGGATGGTAAAATTCCTGCTCTTGGTACTGCTGGTGATGTTATTCTTGGTGATTGGAAATGGTATTATATTGGATTTAGGCAGGATTTTGTAATGGAC